AATGTTCTTCAAAAAGCTTTTTCATGCCTTCCATGAATGATTCTGTCATTTCAGTCTTGATTCCATTCTCGACTGCTAATGCATTTTCCTTCAACCATTCGTCGGCGACATATTCGAGGTATGCGTCTGTTCTCTCAGTGAGTTCGACTTTGATTTCCTCAACCTGTTCGTTGAGTGCTTTCTCATACTCTTCGTTTAGTTGATTCTCGATATCAGTGATCTTAGCGTTGATAGACGCCTCGAAAATAACCTTTGCCTTCTCTTTAAACTCTTCGGATAAATCCTCACCAGATAGAAGTGCGTTAACATCTTCTTCGATGGCGGCGTTTAAATCGACTGCTTCAGTTTCTTCAGTTGATTCTTCTTCAGCGACAACCTCTTGGGATTCGTCAGCTTCTGCCTCTTCGGCATACTTAGGTGCAGTAGGCATAGGATCAGCTTTTCCAGCGTTTTTAGTGATCACATCTTTAACTTGCTTAATAGTCTTATCAGGTGTCTTAAGCTTGTTAGAATCGTCATCAGGCTTTGAGTTCTCAGGTGTAGGGCCACCAAGATCTTCAACAGCACCTTGACCATCTGGAACGTAATTAGGTGTGGTTGGCATAGGATCTCCCTTTCCAGCTCCACTATTTACAGCGGTTTTAGATTGCTGTGTCTTAACTTCCATTTCTTGTAAATCTCCACGAGACATTTTGAACTCTCCGTCTGTTAAACGTGTTAGATATCGTATAATCTATGTTTATTTATTAAATCAAAGATTTGATAAGAAGTTTTGGAAGATTTCCAACTTCTTCTCGTCAAGTTGTCCTTGATCAACAAGTTTATTTATAGTTTTTTGGGTCTTCTCAATAGTGGCCTCTACTACCTTCTCAGGTTCAGCAACTGCAATCGCAGGGTGAGTCATAGTTTTTTCTTCTACAACGACTGCTGCGGACTGTCTTGCCTTTAAGATTCCAGCTTCCCAGATCCAATCAACTCCTTCCATGATCCCATTGACAAAAGCGTCAGGGGCAGAAGGATCTGCAACTATATCAGCTGCAGTTGCAAGCATGAAGTCTTCACCAACGACTTTATAACCTTCGCTAGTGTCCTTCAAACTTCCCATTCCTCTTGATGATACTCCAAGAGTTACACCGTCATCTAATAATGACTGTGCAATAGTACCCATAGGTGTATTGAGGAGTTGTGCTTTTCCTACAAAATTAGTTCCTTCTTTATGAAGGTCTACAATTTTGTGAGATACTCTGTCAAGATTAACCGTTGGCCCTTCTGGGTGTCCTAACTCACCAAGAGCTCTTCCTTTACCGACAAATGCTTCGTTGTATCTGTTGACCTCTTTTTCAAGAGTCTCTACAGGATAAAAACGTCCATTTCTGTTCTTGAGGTTTCCTTGTAAAAAGATACCTTCAATAAACATATTCTTCTTACCGTCTTTTTCTTCGATAAGAACCTTGGCGGTTTCGATCTCTTCCGTGATGAGTTTCATTAGTTAAGCCTCAGGTTGTTCTTCTTCTACTTCATCATCAGGTGTCTCCGCTTCAGCAGCAGGAGCTTCAACTTCTGTTGTATCCTCAACAGAACTAGGTGTGCCATCAGCTGGCTCATCCTCTACCTCTTCCTCATCATTAAGATAGGGATTTGGCCCACCAAACATATCAGCAGTGACTGCTGGTGTTACAGTATTAATATTCTCTTGTGACTTAGCATAAAGGATCTCTTTGATCTTATCATGCACATCAGCTTGAGCATTATTAGCTGCAATCATGTCAATTAAATCATTATCCATAAAGGTTAATATAGAATAGGATTACTTATTATTTATATTTCTCCGCCTTGAGGCATTTCTGGCGCTTCTGTGGCACTACCATCTATGCCAGGTTCAGTCGGAGCACCCATACCCATTGGGTCTGGATTCATCATCCCGCCTGGAAGTTGTTCTGGATGAACACCCATTTCCAACTGTTGTATTTCCATTGGGTCAGCAATGATGCCGTCTTTGATTTCCTGTGACATTTGTTTATCTATTTCTATAATTTCCTCATCTTTTTGCTTCAGAATATGTCTTCTTACATAGTCAGCGGAATAATACTTTCCAACATAGGGGTCAATAGCAGCAACAACTCCTAGTCTTTCATTCATCAACTCAGCTTCTTTTAGTTCTGCAAAATGATTATCGTATATGTAATCAAATTGTATGTGATCCGATAATATCTCCCAATCTTCTGGTGTAACGATATTCTTCAAGATTAATTGAGTCTTCAACATATCTAAGAATAGTTGAGAGAATCTCTTTCTCATTCTGCCAACGAACTTAGTAAATTTAATCTCATCTCTGAGTATTTCAGATGATCTTCCTAAGTTAAATCCATCACCAGATCCAGCAATACGAGATTCTGGAACTCCTAGTGAACGGTATAGTTTCTTTTGGAAGTACTCGATGTCGCTAAGTTCGCCAAGATTCTGTCCACCTGGCAACGTAGTGATCTCAGTGCCTCTGCCACCTTCTCGTCTTGGTAGCCAGAAGTCTTCGAGCATGGACATGTGTTTTCTGTCATCTCTTATTTCTCCAGTAGCTGCGTCGTATACAAGTTTGTTTCTGTAACGGTTCATCACCTCTTTGAGGTATTGTTCCGCTTTAATTTTTGGTAGATTACCCACATCAATGTAGAATATTCTACGTTCTGGCGCTCTTGATAATCTGTATATTACCAAAGAATCCTCAATCATACGCAGTTGATTAAGTGCCTTAATAGACTTATGTAAGTACGAAAGAATTGTTTGTTTATTTCTATCCACTAAACCTGAGTGGCAGAATGTAATAGAATCAGGTGCGATCTTTACTGGTCTTTGTCTAGTAGAGAAAGGAGTTTGACCTATGGCACCTAGAGTATTTTTTGCTTGGTGTTGATTAGGATCATACTGATAGAACTCTTCTATCTCTGGAGATTCTATTTGATCTGGACTCTTGGCATTAACTTGAGCGATAGCTCCTTTCAATGTAGGATCTGTCTTGAGTCTTCTTACTAACTTAATTTTAAGTGGATCAATATATCTTACTTCTTTGATGCCTTCTTCTGGTTTCTTGATATCAATTACCTTATGATAATAAATTCTACCATCAACATACCAGTTTCTTAATATCTCATGGCACTTCTCATCGAAGTTCATGATTTCTTTTATTGACTTAAACTCTTCTCTAATTAATTCTTTTAGTTTCGCAGAGCCTGGAAGATTCTCCAAATCGATTTCGACAGGAGAATCATTCTGGTCTGAAACTATTGCTTCATTTATTATATCTTCAATGGCAGAGTCCACTTCTGGATGCAATGCCATTTCTCTATACCTTTTTATTAACTCATACTCAGACTTAAATACGCCATCTATATCAACATATTGCCCATAGAACCCACTGGAAACATAGTAATCCGATGAGTCCTCATTATTTTGAGGTACAGGAGAGACGATGTTCTTACTTTGATCATCGTCTTTCTCTATTTTAAAACCAAATAATTTAGCCATTAACTCACTACTACTGGGCTGTCCCAGTTATTTATCATTCTATTATAACACAAATATTATGTTACGTCTATTGATTCTGGTTATATCCTGTTAAGAAGGATTGTGAATCTTCACCTCTATAAGCATCCCACCACTGGACTTGTAGATCCACTGTAAACTCTTCGACTGAATCAGACTGATCGTATGAAAGTTCGATAGCACTTACGTTTGTTGGGAATATTCCGTGGAACTTATATGTTTTTAGAACAGGTATATCAGAGTTAGCAGTAATTGCTTTCTGAAGTTTACCAGTGCTATCACCGATATAGTTCTCAGGAGTTTTGTAGTTAGGTTGACCATTGATAGCATCTCTACCTAACTGGTAGACGTATGCATTTGTTTGATAATCAACAGGTGAAACTTCTCCAGTAGCATTATCTACACGGTTGATTCTATTCATCCATGCTTCAAATGCGTTTCTTAATCTGAATGTAGTATCATTGATAACTGTAATTGTCCAGATATCAAATGTTCTGTCTCCAGCAATCTTGAGGTTTCTGCCTCTGAATGGAATATCAATTACGTTGATATTTGATGCTGGTAAGTTTGCGGCTTTAACCATAAACCTAGTATCTAAGGCGAGTTCTTCGTTAGAGATCTCAGACGCTAAACCTTCTGGGTAAACTAGTTTTACCTCGAACAGGTTAGGGCGAGCACCCCCACCAACCAACCTAGACCTAAATGAGTCTATAGTTCTCTGATTGACCTTTGGTAAATTAGATGGCATTTTCTTTAAGTCCTCTTCGTGACGTATTTAGTAAAATTAAACAGATCCAATCACTTCATCAAAGCTGATGCCAGTTCTTGTAGCAACAAAGGTTAGACCGATGAAGTTGATAGAACGTGCAGGCTTCACGAAGATGTCTGCCTTGAAGGTATTTGAATCAATAACATCAGGTGTGTTATTTGACTCATCACAAATGACTACGAATTCGGAAATACCTCTCTTAGCCTGTACATCACGAAGATATGGTTCAACAATATTCACAAAAGCAGTTCTTGTGAGATCATCATTAAATTCAAATAACTGTGATCTTGCAGCTCTCTCAATTGTTCCTTCGATTGTTAAGAACAAACGACGAACATTGATTCTATCGAACGCAGATGCTTCCTTCTGTGCAGTCTTATCACCAAATAGTACAAGACCAGCGCCAGGTGAGAATACCACAGGGTTAATTCTCTTAGGATAAAGCATATCCCTCTGAGCTTGAGATGGGTTGTAAGCAATCTTAACTGCATTGTTGATTGTTCCTCTGGTTGCACCAGCTGGTGAGAACCAAGGGAATGACTGAATAGATGTTCTTGCCATCAATCCAGCGATGTCACCGTTTAGTGGAATGTATCTGAATGTGTTGTTAAATCTGTCAAAGGTATACTTATAACCTGAGTCAAACACTGCGTAAGAACTAGATGTTAAACTCTCAAAGAATGAAATAATATTGTTAGTTTGTTGATCAGAGTTAGTTAAACCAACAACACCAGATCTGTATGGTGAAATACATGCGATGCAATCCTTACGAGTAGTTGCAATTTGGATAAGCTTGTTTGCTTTAGCCTGTGCCTCATAGATTGAATCTCCACCAGATGGCCCTTGAATTAGATAGTTAACTGAGTATTCAGCAGGGTTATCTAATACTGTGTAAGAAGAAATAATATCTCCTAATGAACACTTGTAAGAACCTTCAGAACCGTAGTCGTTTCCGTTTGCAAGTGAGAATGTACTTGGGCCAGCACCGTTGAATGTTTTTCCTTGTGCATTGGAACCCCATGTACCACTGGAATCTACAGTGTATCCACTTAACATGGTATTCTTAAGACCGATACCAGTTTGTGCAGCACCAACAAATGCATACTGTGAGAAGTTTGCAAGGTAGTTCTTGTAGAAGATATCTGTGCTTGGAGAGATCTTAGCATCAAGTGCCTTTGATAATCCAACCCACTTCTCTACTATTGCACCAGCTGTACCAGTTACAGATCCTGTATCGTCTACAACTAATACATGGAACTCATCGTACTTAGAGTTTCTTTGCTTAGCATACTCAGTTGTACTTGGTGCTTCTGCAATTTGATTCCAGAAAATTGTACTATTTGTAAGTCCAAGAGTCTGTTGATTGTACCAATCGTGAACGTTATTACCTTCTCTTAGATAAAGTCCACTACCAATACCAGACATAACAATGAAGTCTGTATTAGCAAAAGCAACAGTTGCTGCAGCATCCATGATGATTCTTGGAGCTCCTCCGCCTGGAACATCAGTAACGTTGGCAGTGTATGTTCCGTTAAGAGACTTGATTTGGTCGCCAGGTGCAACTTTCAATGCGTTGAGATCTTCACCGAAAGTAATTTCTGTAGAACCAATACCAATTACAGCTTGGAATCTTGTTCTCTCAATTCTCTGAGATACTCCAGAGTTATTAAAGATTTGATAACGGTTAGGTTGGTTTGTGCTTGCTGGCTTACTGAAGTTTTCGTTGTAAACGCCTAGGTCGTAACCACTGAAAGAGTTTGTAGAAGATCCTTCTTCGTAATCTATTGCACTCCATACGTCTGTAGTTACGTTATGCTTTGCAACCACCTTAACGTCAATCATTCCTTTATGAACGTCTGTGATGATACCTTTGATATATCCTGTTTCGATACCAACGGTTCCATCGGTGTTTGCCATACTTGTTGAGAAACCAGCAGTTATAGCATAACCAACAACGATACCTTCTGTACCAATTGCAATTCTCTGGTCTGCCTTAGCGTCAATGGTGCAAATCTTCAAACCATTTGCCCAAGAGCCAGGGTTTCTTGCAGCATAGAACCAGTTAGTATCAGATGCACGATTATTGTAATAATCCTCAGATGATTTTACTGATAGGTTTGTAATTGCAACACCAACAGGAGCGTTAGCATTAGATAGTGTTGTATTGTTTGTTCTTAATACTCTTAGGATTCCTCCGTAAGATAAGAAAGAAGATGCAGTCATCCAGTACTCATATTGAGCATCGGTAGATTTAGGAGATCCAAACGTTGATAGTAGATCAGCTTCAGTCTCAATCAAAACTGGCTCATTAACAGGGCCTTTTTCAAAAGGGCCTGCAATAGCACCAACTTGATCGTTGACTCCATCAATTCTACCTACTGTTAGGTCTATCTCTTTTACCTTAACGCCTGGAGATACTAGATTAAGCGCCATGTTAGTGTTCCTCGAAGATCTCAGTTGTTTTCTCTGTTATTATTTAGAGTTTGCTACTTTTTCACTGGGGAAACTGTACATGAACCCCCTACCAGTCAGGATATACGTCTAATTTATTACTCCTTCTTTTCTTTTTTACCCTATCAATAGTACATGTTTTACACTCATATGAATATGAGGATGGCTTTTCTCCCCTACTCTTTCTTGACAAGTAGAATCCCTCTGTTAGTGGGTATGTTTTCCCACATACTCTACATTTTCTTTCATGTAAAAATAAAACTGGATCATCTAAGTCCATTACAAGTAATCCCACATGTAAGATCTATCGCCATACTCGTCAAGGTGCCATCTATCACCCTCGTTGTCTACAAAGGATGTTTCTTCAGATACACCATCTTGTATGAATCCGAATGGAGCCATGTCTGCCTCAATCTGATCTCTTTGATCATCATATACTCTCTTTCTTATATCATCGTCTGTCATCTCTTTAAAATAATCTTGCATCACCAACCATGAGAATATCACTAGGCACATGGCAAGATCATCATTACACCCCTCTTCTGCCTCAAATGAATTTGATTTTTCAATAAAGGTTGTGAGTTCTGCAATA